CGAAAAAAAGCATTACCGCCATGAGTAGCTACAAAGTTTGCCATATTCGCCCATTCTTCATCCGTAGGCTGGTAATTAGGATCATTACGAAACCTCATTACGGTTAATATAGCCTGTTGCAGCGTGCCACCTGCCCAGAATGCCACATCATCATCGTCATTGTATATGCCGCTCACTCCGGCTGTGACCTTTTGCATCTTACCATCCTTGTAGTTGCCCAGTTGGATCATATTGGCAAGGATCAAACCGCCAAGGATATCCACAGATCCATCCTTAATCGCGCTGGCAATATAATTGATTGACTGAAAACCGGCTGTTGCCTTGTCGTTATCCAAAATGGACAGTTTCCAGTCTGTGGCAATGGTCCCTCTTTCTAGCTGAAGATCACAAACGGTTGCGGTACCGCTAAGCATGAAAATACCTGTACCGTTAAATGCGAACTTGAAAGTGTATCTTTGATAATCGGACGCAAGAGGCTGAGTTGTGCTGAAATCACCACACGAAACAGCCACAGACGTACCTTTAGCCTTAAAGGATATAACATAATTTTCATTTTTAATCAAGGACACGGATTGGGACAAACTACCGATTGATGCAGAATACCCAGAGCCGGCAGCACTATCTGCGGATACAGTAGCCACTCCCGTCCAATACTTTAATTGCTTGCTGAAAAGCTCGGTGTCCGCCGATAATTCGGTAGTGGCAGACAGTTCCTCTGTTTCATAATCCCCAGTAAACCCGGAATTACGCAACAGATTGACACTTCCGACAGCCGCGTTGTCTATCGCATCCTGAGCCTTTTGGGCCAGATCGGCAGCCGCCTGTATCTCATCCGGCAAGCCTTCCATATTCTTCCACCCGGTAGATCCCTGCTCGATATGAAACATACCCTTGATATCCACACCGCCTTTCTGGCTATATCGAATATAGGTACTCTTATCCTTAGCGCCTATATAAGCGTCACCATACACATTGATATAGGCGTGTCCGGTAGACTTGTCGAAGCCCAGCCCGATAACTTCTTTACCCGCCAAAGAAAATGTATTGATACCTTGATAAAAAGTGATAGAAGGCGAAGTTTCGTTTACTGATGATAAGATTATAGCTGCCTGACGGGTGATATCCGTCAAGTGCCCAAGCCCGATGATATCATCACCGGCAGCCGGGACATCACTGTCCTTGTCGGCATTGGTTTTGCTCAAATCAATATAGTCAGATCCTACACCTGTCACCTCACGCCAATAGTAGCGGTTGGATACATTGTGAGATGTACCTTCTTTAATGTTAAATTCTTGGGCTAATGCTAATGTACCGACTGTAAATTCGTTATGGACTGTCACTCCATCAACTTCCGACAAAAAGAAACAACGGTAGCTCTCATCAAGTTCCTCCACCCTGACACACTTCATACCGGCCGGAGATATGATCTGTTCACCACCTACATGCGTCTTCTTCTTTACTTCAAGCTCGTCAAAGACAGCCTTAATCTTCACATACAAGCGGTCAACAACGGCTTGTGTCGTACCATCTTCCAATACAGTCCAACCGCTACCGTTTTTACCAATCAAAAAACCCTTCAGGAACGTTATCAGCTCATTGGCGATATCTTCTTTATCTTTACGAAGAAAATATTTTTCAAAATCAGTTATATCAGCACCTGCATCAATCATGGCCAACAACAAAGAACCGACACGCAATGCCGTATTCGCTCCGGCATTACGTTCATCCCTTATCTGCTCCGCCAATTTTTTTAATGTGTCTTTAATATCCGCCATTTACTTTTTTATTCCAAAGTAACAACAAAGCCAAAAGCCGTAAAAAGACATCATTTCTTTTGATGATGCCCCCATAAATGCGAACGCATGGAGGTACTGCGCTTGTGATTCGCCTCTTCAATCTTCTCCGCAAGCAGACCACAGAACTCCTCACCATACATGTATGCCATCTGCTCTTTCAAGACCATGACCGAAGCAAAATAGGCACGTGAGAACCATTCACGGGGTTTGCGAGGTTCACCTGAGGTAATCTTGCCGGATTTTTGTCTGTGCACATAATTCTTGCCTCTCAAATCCGGATTCAAAAACTTCAAATCACCCTTGTTATGCCCTCTATGCCCGTCATTATACAACTGGCCGTCGATCTCATATCCCCGCCCCGTACCACAATCCTGATAAATGCCATATTCCATAAACTTATGCTGTATCACCGTCAGTTCACTGCTGCCCATTGTCACATTCTCCGTAATATCATTGTGCAGTAACACCGTATCAACCACGTGCAGTCTCATGATCTTCTCCCTCCAGATAGTGACCATCATCTCGGCCCACGCCTTCTTATACTTTGCCCGATCTTCAGCCGTGGACTTCGGCCTGTTCTCATTCCTCCCACTCATCACTGTCATAAATTAGAGATACCGGTTCGGAAACATCAATCATAAAATACAGGCCTGTGCATCCGGAAATAAAGTATTCACCCAGTTCGCGTGAATACACATTATCCGTATTCAGGTACACCAGTTCGTTATCCAGATTCTCACGGTCAACCAGCATCCTGCTGTGCACCTGGCGGAACAGCTGCCGGCACACCTCCAGTGCCGCTTGGCGTTCCGCCATATCACTGATACGGTACCGCATCATGAGAAACACGGTAAAAGTACGCTTTTTAAAATATCCTCCGGAACGCTTCTCGGTCACTCCGTCATTCGTATCATCTACCGCGAAAAAAGCGGATTCGCGCCGAAGGTTCTGAAGAACCTCTTCAAGCGAGTTTATGCCGGAACAGACACACGGATAAAAAGCGTGAGCCTTGGCCAATTTGTTTTTTTTGCACATTCCTTTAAAATAGGACAGCGCATCGAATAAATTATTTGCATCCATATCTCTGTTGTAACTCCTGTGCCTCGCGGGCCTTCTCATTCAGTTCGGTCAACGCCCGCCAGCAATCCATCTGCAATACTTCTCTCTCCTTTGTGATATCCCCGCCTGTCAATGCCCGAATCTCCGCATTGACGAGTTCAAGCATATTAAAGGCTTCACCCTCCAGTTGTTCCGGAGGACGGAACAGATAGGGAAAGCATTTTGTAAAATGATTCTTAACCGATGCAATCCACAAAAACACGGACAGCAGTTCTTCTTCCGAAGGATTGAACCAGCGGGGATGCCGCCCTTTGCGATCCACATACAACAAAATTGCCATGGAACGCAGAAGAGCGTTATCGCGCGTGCGTAAAAAGCCCTGATAATAATTCTCAATACTGACATACTCCTTAAACGGAACATCATGCAACCGGGCATCCACCGACCGGAACCTGCCGATCCGCCACAAACAGAAAGGCATATCACCCGGACGCTCGATAAAATCCAGCATGTGCAGGAAAGACTGTACTTGCCACGAATGAACAAAGAACCGAACCTTTTTCCATCCGTTGCGAACAGAACAAACCCACCCGTCTTCCTGTCTGCGCAATACAGTGATTCCCAGCAGCCGGACAAAGATATATGTCTTTGCCGTGACCGAATCAAAACGGGTCATGATATAACACACATAGCGCAATTGCCATTGCTCCAGCTTGTGCCATGCATCCGGCAGATGGAAGTTGATCAACCTATCCCCAAAAGTAGCAGGTGTCTTCTTTTTCATTTTTATAGTATTCAAAATGTTTTACCTTATACGCATCGCTATCCTTATACGTCGGAAAATCGTCCGGACACCTCTCCAGCAAGTTAACCACATTCGCCAGTTCCACACGGAATGCCGGCAACTGCTTGTTGATCCAAAAACCTATCGCCCTACGGAGCGCACAAACCAACGGTATCTCAGCTTCAGCCAGAGACTTATGCCGGATTTGTTCAAGCAAATGATCAAATAAAACTGCGGATATCTCGCGCCGGATATATTCTTCAGCCTCGCTGATTTGCGGACGAAGTTCGAGCAGATCAGTACGAATGGCTGTCGGTCGGCCTGCAAAATCACGCACATGAGCACCGGTATAGTAAAGGGAACTGATCACCAACCGGGCACAAACTGAGGAAGACCAAGCGTCATCACCAGTCATACCCTCAATAATACAGTCCAGCGCATAATCCGCTTCACGCTGTATCTGCACGCGCAACGATTCAACCCGATCACGTGATGCCGGAGATATATTCTGGTTATTGACAATACCGAACCCCGTATCCGTCAGTATCAGATCCAGCCCCGGGATCGCCTGATAAAACGCATCAAGACAGATATAACGGCACACATCTTCTTTAACGGGCAGCGTATCCACATCCGTATCACTCCCCAGCACCGTGCCGAAGAGCTTATGTTCAGCCTGTTCAAACCGATCTTGTATCGCATCAAACACATACACGTTTGCCGAAGCAGCTGCAAAAACGACCTTCTCAAAAGTCTGTTTATCAATTTTCATCTTCATCGTTATTATGGTTTATCCGGTTAGCAGTCGTTGATTTGGCATCGGTATTCTGATCCAGTGTCGTGAGCAGGATCATCGGCACATCCGGATAGACCTTCTCACCCCATCCGTTATAATGAATCACCACATTATGCGGCATGTACATCAGATCATGAAAGGCAATCTCAAGCGACTGCTTGAGAGTAAACAGCTCGCGCTTGTCAGATCCGGAGTTATTGGACTGTGACTTGCCCGGAGTGGCCCCCACCAGATTGGGATGAATATTATCACCATAACAGGTGATATTGGACGCCTCTTGAATATCTTCAGACCAGTCGCCACCCTCTTTAGTCGTATCAATCACATTGATACGCACCATACGGTTCTCCTTGCCGTTAGGATCGATGTAATAACCGGTAATCCAGACCTTGCCGGAATTCTCGATGCCGGACACAAAATTTTTAATATTCTCTTTTTCTTTCTTAATGCGCTCCAGCTGCTTTACAGGCTCGGTTATGTGCTCTTCAGCCAACAGATTGGACCAAAAATCCTTGTGGACTTCAACCTGGTACTTAACCGTCGCATGATTCTTCAGCTTGGCTTTTTTCCCCTTACCAATCAACCGCTTAATGTCAAACCAGTCGCCTCGAAAAATAGAAGTATAGTTGGGTAACGGATAGTATCGGCAGCCGGGTGTCGGAAAACGGACCAGAATGGCAAACTTGCGGTCTTTAGTGGGTATGGACTTTTTTCCGTCCTTGCCGGGCGCACGCCCCATCCGAACCTCCAGATCACCCAACGGGTCTTTTTCGTCAAGCAGCGGCAGCACCTCGATCTCATCCTCACGCAAGGCCGACTTCCGGAAGTTGCCATAGAAAACATGATTGATACGCCCCTTGTCATCCGCCTTTTCGAACCGGCAATAACAGGCCTCCTTGTGCCGGAGTCTGACAATCCGGGAACCGTCAACAGACAGTATGATCACCGACACACAGAAAAAATAATACTTCATATCTGTCGCCTGTTCAAGCATGAAGGAAGGTATACTGTTATGCAGCATCCATTTTTTAATTTCCTTATCAACAGTCGGTCTGCCGGTATCATAGTCATTATACTTCTGCCCGGCACCGTAACAGGTAAGCACATTGAACAACTTGTTCTGAGACATCACCTCGTCAACCCCTATCAACCTGATCAGCTCATACGGTAGCCTGTTGTCAGCGCCCCAGTTCACGTATTTATAACCTTTCGCCCCCGGCAACGTCGTCGAGGACACATCTTCGCCATCCTCGTCAAAAACCGCCGAACTGTCCTCGACCGTCTCCATGGACGCCTGCACGCCGGATTTACCCACCTCAAACACACCTGAAGGGATATAGTCCAGCCGCACCCTGTTGTTTGTCTTATTTTTCATAAATAAACCTCCATACCATTAATTGAAAACAATGTGATATCACGCAACCTGCGCGGCAGTCCGGATTTGGGACACTTGACCAGATGCGTGCCTCCCCGCCAATGGGAACCGATACAGATCACCCCCTTGTACTCAATGATGTCACCTGTGGACAATTTCCAAACACGCAAATCAACCGGCTGTCCGGATTCCAGCAGCCGGATGGCATCAAGCCTATGTATTACCTTTATGCCCATATCACTCAAACGTATAATCAAATGTATTATCGAACACACGTCCGGCACGCGGCAACTGCAAGATATTGTGATTACGCTGCGCATACCGATAAGAGAAAGTAAAGAACGGCAAATGATCCGGATCGTTGCTGCGCTTCGATTCCGACTCGGTGATGGTAACCTCCTTGCCCACTGTCGTACCGTCCAGCAGATAAATCTCTTTAGACCGGAACAAATCATCAAGCCACAACGCCATCTCATGTGTCAACACACCCGTATTGGCCTTGAACACCTTGGTCTCATCAATCCGATAATTACGGAACATGCCATTAGTGTAAGCGGTGGACCGGACGTATTCCGGCTCCAACGCATGAGTTCCGGTACAGTAAACCGTCTCCTGGCACCCGAAAGAATTGGTGAACAACAGAACCGGAGCGACATCGGGCGCATCAGGATCGAGTGAGAAGGTCTGCGTCCGTACTCCGGCATGAATAATATAGCGCACCAGCTCGAACCCCGGTTTGACCAACAATTCGGGAGAAACTTCTACCGTAACGATCTTGTCCGTATCTGTCACCTGCCGCAAACTCACCTCACGGGTAGACAAACCGTCTTCGTCACGGTAATAGACACAGGTAGCGGTCACAGGACACGCCTCAGTCGTGACCAGATGCACGAACTCCTTGCGCCCTATCGCCGTAATCTTCTCTCCCATCAGCGTGGACAGAAAATAGCCCGCCATAAAATCCGCAGCCGGCATGGAGGACTCGGCAGCACAGAACTGCACCGTAAAGTTTTTATTCTGTTCGGATGATCCGTCCGTTATCCGATAACTGCACCGTTCTATCAGGTTTGTTGCCAAATACGGTTCAATCAAACCCTGCAAATCATTGATGGTTATCCGGCCGGAAGCATCCGGAATGTAAGTTTCGGACAGAATCTCTTTTTCTCCGACCGTCAATGAGAAAACAGCCTTATTCTGATCCGTAGAGAACACCAGCTCGTTCAGTCCGGAACTGAAGGCATAGGCCGGGATATCCTTTACTAAAACTATCATATAACCTTTTTTATTTCAAAAATAAGGCAAATACCACAACCTATAAAAGACAAGGACACCCTGTCTTGCAACAGAATGCCCTCTATGTAAAATGTATAAAAAATGTTTCTTATCGACGCATCATCATCCATTTGGGACGATTGTCACTGTCTACATGGATGTGATAGCCCGTATCACGCATCGTAGATGCAATATCATTCAAGGACAACTCCACCATATCAGACAAATCATCTTGAATATCTTGTGTGCTTTTCAACAACACACCATCACCATCGGGTTGATCAGCCGGAAGAAACGCCATCAGATATTCAATCAATACATATTCCTCTACACGAGATTGATTGGGAGCAGAATTATTTTTCATGCTTCACCTCCTTTGTAACATAGTCATGCAAAAACGCATCTAATCGGATTAATTGTTCATGATTTATTTCGGATATATCTCCATAATTTTGAGCAAATAAATGGAATTTGACTTCTTTATTACCGTCACTACCTATCTCGACAGTCTTCATTATTGAAAATTCGTCATTCATCGCAAACCTCCTTCCAGCATATTCGGGTTTGAAGCTTCACAGAAGCGGAACTCGCCGCGTACTGGATAAATATTAACTATAAAAACTGTATTAAATTGATTCTTTTCGGGATAAACTGAGATCTGTATGTAATTACCTCTTAAAACATCCACATGAAGCGGTTTGGTTCTTGGAAACTCTTCATCCAACATGGACGCTTTGGCACGAACAGCCTCAATAAAGGCATCACGTGACAGTTCATCAGGAATCAAGACATGAGCAAAAGTGGAAATCCATTGGTTCATAGCCCTGCCTTTATTGTTGACAGACAGGTAAGTTTTAGGATTATCAATAAAGAATTTCATCTCAGCCCTCCTTTCTTGCAAAGATGTAACGACACAACAAACCAGGCCAGGCAAAACAATGCAGGAACAGCCGACACGAATGCTGCACATACCAATACCGAGAAAGCCAAGGAAGCATGAGCCATAAGGCACACCTGACGGTTAGACACTGCTTCTTCAAGTACGGAAGAAAATAATTGATTCTCACGGTTCAGCCACATAGTTAGGACTGACGATTTGCTCACGACATTTATGTCGGTAGCAGGAATTGAAACTGTTTGTTTCATACTGTTTGATTGTTTAGCTTTTTAGACAGAAAAACGGCTGTCATCTCCCGTGTCGCTAAACAATCAAACAGTGTCACTCCGTAGAGCAAAACAAATGATTGGGAAAGACAGCCGTAACTTTATCACAAAAGTTGTGACTTCTACAATATCTTAATTATTGGGCATAAAAAAAGCCCATCAAAATATGAGCATTAACCGCGCTCTACGTACATGACGAACATGTTTAATTGTTTAGCACTGCAAATATGAGGATTATATTTGAGAGTGCCAAACTTTTTATTAAAAATCATCTGTAAATGTTCTCTTTGTTTTAAACGCTTCCTTAATTAAACAATATTCATCTATAATGAATTTACTTACATTATCTTTTCTTGGTTCAACATCATAAATATTATCATTCACCTCAAATCTAATTTTCTTAAACCCTTTTTTTAAACCGTCAATCAATTCATCTGTCAATTCTATATAGGCATAAATATCATAGGTGTAAAAAACACTATATGTTAGAACATGAGATTCACCTACCGTATCTTCATCATAAAATAAATTCTTGGTTTTATAAACTGAATCATCTCCAAACTTTATCAACACAGGAGAATCTTTTTCTATTTTTAATTTTGTGTCAGCTTCATGAATTCCAAAACATATTTGATAAGTTATAATAGAGTCTCTCTGAATTCCTAAAACCATAATGCGAAGTGACCTTTCTTTTGTTGAAGTACCAATGAAACTATATCGATAATCACCCCATATCCATCTTAATCCATCACTTGAAATCTCATCTTTGGCTATAGACGCTTTTCTTTTTTGTGGATTAGAAAAAAGCTCTTTAATGGCCTTGGGTGGTGTTATTGCGCTATTTTGTGCATGCGCCATTAAACTCAATAACATAAAAACAACAAATAGGAATTGCTTTAAAAAAAATTGTTTCATATCTTATACAATTAATAATTTTTGACTACAAAGATATAAAAGGAAATGTTTATCTACATATTCATCATAATAATCGCCTCCCATTGTTCGAACCAACCAATAGTTTGTTCCATCTTTTATAGGTTCTATGTACTTTATCAATTTTTCAACATCAAAATTCTCCATTCCAGACAAACATGGCGAATCCCTTATCAAAACGCGCCCAAAGGTATTAGTGTAACCTTAACCCGATTTTACGGATTACGTCTTGAAAAGGGATTCATGTCCTGTTTTACCAGTATTTATGTCACTAAATTTGAGGGCACTGCAAATATAATAATAATATCTGACAATACAAAAGAATACTTTTATTCCAATAAAAAAGCTCCCACCTCGTGGGAGCCTGACTAATCAAGTTGCCTGTCATGCTGTCAAACAATAACTACACAACTGATAAGAACTCTTGACCGATACGATGAATACCGTCAATAATACGTTTCCGCTGCTCCTGGCGCGGAGTACGCAAACCGCTTGCATAATGTGAAAGTTGTTGCTGGTTGATACCCGAAGCCCGTGAGATGGCAGCCAACGAAGTGAACTGCTCGCACTTACGAAGTAAGGCAGCCATTCCCAATTCAACATCAAACTCATAATCACCTCGAACCAGCCAATCGGGAAGCACCTCACCATCCTGCACCAGCCCTTCAATATGCTCACGAACCGCAACAGCCAGTTCATCCATGAGCCCCTCATAGCTTTTGGATGTAGCGACAACCATTCCGCACAACACATTCTCTTCGGTGACCGCACCGAAATTCTTGCCACACCAATCTACTTTTACTTTAATTTTGCCCATAACATATCTTATCTTTTTAGCAGGATGGAAATAACACCCTGCCTGTTTCCAAAGCTACAGGGCAATGCCTTATATTGTATCCGCCGCACGGCGAATGCGGTCAGCCAAATCAACCAAAGCCCCTCGCAGCTGCTCTTTTTCGGCATCGCTGAACTTTTTGCCGTTCGATTCGTCCAATTTTTGGTATATCCATCCGCTTGATTTACCAAAATAGGAACGAGCCATTTCACGCCATGACAGCACCATCAGAATGTCTTGCAACTTTTGCTTGACAGTCATTTCTTCTTGAACCAATACCACCTTTTCCATATTCAAATCATTTAAAAATTTATTCGTAGTAATGCCTGCCCCAAAGGGCAGGACTTTTTCAGTCTTCTTTCGGAAGGTCCACCATTTGGTCGAAAAGTTCTTGAGCGTACCACAGCAATTGCGGATATCCATTTGGATAAGCATTCTGTAGGTTGCGAATCGCCTCGATCAACTCAGCTTCTTCTGCCGAAAGTTTCATTACTACAGTGTTCATAAGCGCTTAATTTTTGAACACCACAAAGATAGTACGAATTTTCGTATTATCAAAAAACAAAGTACGAATTTTCATATTATTTTTTATATCATCCCCTCCGTGGTTGAAGGAACGGAAAAATAAAAAATTCCGCTGTCCCGTCGGCTGCCGTCGTGTGAACTTGTGAGCGCGGCGGCAGCCGACGGCAAATTTTCAAGCCTGCCCCTAAAGACAGGCTCTTTCTTCCCTATCACAATTTCCCCTCATCCCTGTAAGAGTAATATGTTCCATTTCCAAAAATCACATGGTCCATTAACTCAACCTCCATCAACTTTCCTGCTTTGGACAGCTTTTCCGTTACATCATCATCCTGCCTGCTGGGGTTGACCGCTCCTGACGGATGATTATGCAAAACCACCATTGCCACCGCACAACAAGACAAAGCCTCTTTCAATACCAACCGTACATCCACCACTGTGGAATCAATTCTACCGATTGATATTCTCTTCCTTTTGATTACCTTATGGGAGTGGTTTATAAAAACCACCCAAAATTCCTCCTGTTTCAAATCGGTCATGACAGGATACATATAATTATATATATCCTTGCTGCTCAATATCTTTTCCGGCTCTTTGTTCTTGCATCTCTTGTATAATTCGATAACGGCTTCGGCTACTTCCCTGCGTGCCGGTGTCAGACTTTCCAAAACTTCTTCAAAAGTCATATTTTCCTGTTTGGAAAACTCCCTACGGTTCGTCACCTTATAAATTAACTCACTCTGATTCAACGCCCTGTAATCTCTATCAAATAATGTATTCATACCCATTTATTTTAATAATGTTCTACCTAAAAAATAACCTCCCAACACTTCAGCACCGAAATTTTCAATCTCGCACGCAAAACGGGCATAAGAAAAGCCACGGGTTATAATATCATCGAAAAGAAGCACCTTTTTTCCGTTGAAAAAATCCCGATTAAACTTAATGATATGCACCGACTCAATATTTTTTCCGTTTTGGTTCTCATGAACGGCAAGCCGTTCCCCCTCAATGGTTATCGCCTTGTATGCGTTGGTAGCACCCGTCAAACGGCACACCTCTTCCGCAAATTCCTCATAACGGATAGCATTCGCCACCGCCGTACAGGCAGGAATACAGGCAAATGTTATCGTATCACACAAACTACCGAACTGCGCCCGTATCTGCCTAGCCACCAGTTCCGCCACCTTGCCGCTACGTCTGCCGTCCTTAAAATCCCATATCAATTGCCGTATCTGCCATTCCTTTTCTGTAGCTTCGTACTTTATCGGCAAATAATCGAAAAAAGAGATTATCGGCTTTTGCCACTGTTTCAAATAGTAATCGTTGATTTTCTGTGCCATAATCGTATCATTTAAATTCTTGAACTTGAAGCCCGGAGGGTGTGAGCCTTTAACCTCTTTCTCCCTGCCTGGAGCTTTTTTTTATTCCGTCGCTATCGCTCGGGGTATGTTTCGCCTTTATGCTGCATCAGAAGGTGTTACAGGACACATAAAGACAAGTTTTCAGAAAAACCAACGGCTTGAATACTACCCTTCAGGGTGGAGATTTTTTTCAGAACAGAGCCTGAACTTGGCATGTGGCATGGAACATTTACCTTCGCAGTATAAAGGAGATACATATCACGGGGGAGAGCGACAAACAAGGGCGACAGGCAGGAAAGAGAGAAAGAGACAAACCACATCAAAAGAACTAACGAGTGTTCTTTTACCGCTGCTATCGTGCGTGCGAAAATCCGGTATTCGGCTATAATGAAAGCATAGCCAGCGGATTTTCGCACGCACGATAGGGTGATAGCATATTGGAAAACAACGGATTACCTTTTAAAAAGCCCTGTTTTTACGCTGAAAATTTCAGTTTTCCAGCGCTCAAAAGTTTAGACAACTGAGTAACAATCTGTTACCATCACCCAACCCCGCATTTAATGCGGAATTGACCGAATGTACTACCCCCACCGACCCTATCCAAATTTCTCATTACTTTACAAATTATCAGCGGAATATGTATCATATTATTACTAACATTACATTACAAAACCCGTACAGACACAAAAAAACCGCACGCAACAGGCGCACGGTCATTGGCAGAGATACAGGTAATTACCTCTACAACGCGGAAGTAACAAACAGGTTGATATGAGTATGTGGAAATTTCTCACAACCGATACACAAGGTATCAAACGCATCGGAGCCATCGGTACGCCCTTCAAGCCGGTCCTCCTCCGTTTCCGCCAGCTTCTCACCCCGTTTGTCCTTGCCCCCATTGTACACACCTGCCGTCTGGATGGATATCAGCAGATCTTCATTATTCTGCTCGTTAAAGAAAGGTATAAGATTCGCCAGACCAGACAACATGCGGTTGATCAACAGATACTTTTCGATATGCCTCATAGGCTTGCCTATATACACTTCATCCACCTGCCAGCCACGCTTGCGGAACTCATGCGCAATAACCCACCTGAAATCCTGATCATTGACTGCATAATTGGAACCCAATGCCGTACTGTCATAGTAGAACACCACCTTCTTACGCTTGTGATGCCGGTAATAAGTACAAAAATCATCCACCAGTTCAGGCAACTTACGCTCGTACTTTACAAAGAAGGACTTGAGCACTCTCAGCTTGCGCCCCTGCGGCTGTCCTGCCACCAGCCAGTTGATATTCGCATTGTAATCGAAAGCTATGCAGATGGGCATTTGAGTCTCCACATCGGCATCAGCCAACGAAGTGGGAACCTTGAGCTTGTCAAACTTGTACTCCAAACTGTCAAGGTAGGAAAAGTTGGTAGCACTGTACTTGTGACCGGAACGCAACGAAGAATAGAATCCGTCACGGGTGATGCCTATGCGCTTGCACAGGATAGCCGTCATGAAGGTCAACGGAGGCAGGTCACGTTTCATGTCATTAACCCACTTCTCACCCAACACCTGCATGTTCCAGATACTTGAATATTCCTTGTACATGACCGCCACGGAACGCATCCGGCACAGATCACGTGAAAGAGTACGGAGATAAGAACGCAGATAAGCAGGTATCTCCTTACCTGCCGCAACCAGCTTCTTGATTTTATCTTTGGTCTTCCATATTTCAAAAACAGCGCCCTGTATCACCTCAATCAGCTCGGGATCACACTTCTTCTCATAATCCAGGAACCAAGACCCTTTTTTAGTGACCGGCATATCAGAGGAGATCAACATGCCATGGTGAAAAAAGTGATGCCCGAAGTGCTGCTTGTTACCACGATTGGCCGGAAGTGTCTCATCCTTCAGCTGTTCGAAGTCAATAAACTTGGCTTCGTCAATATCCAGTGCGTCATAAGAATGCGAGTTGGATGTACCGCTCCGGTCCTGAGAAATGATATAGCCGATTGATCCGTTATACAAGGATAGAATATTCTCCCAGTTATCGGGTTCAAAAATAGGCTCACCCCACCCCCATGACTTCGGCGGCTTGCGACCGACACACCAATGCAGGTCACGCTTAAATCCCCAGTTCTCCCAATGTATCAGCATGGAGGGCAACGTATTAGTCAAGACACGCTTGCAGTTGGCACCGACAAATCCTGTAATGGAACCGGGCATACGCTGCATGTTGCGCAAATTCCATGCCGCATGAATCAATCCTTTCCCGATACCACGACCACCCACAATCACCGAATCTTTGGCCGCCGTGTACATCACTTCCTGCTGAGGGTCATTAAAGTATTGTTTCATTATTCTTTCGGTTTAGGATTAAAGATATCATCTTCATTGAACTCAACCTCTTCAAAGTCCACATCCTCAATATCGTCAGACCAATATTGTTGAATCTTTGATTTAATTCTATCCCGGACATTAGGAATAGGCTTGATGCCAAGCACGGTCGGATCATCCGTCGGCTCGAAAGGCTGCACTATAATCTTATCATAACCTTTGTCCAAGATGTCTTCTTTATCCAACTGGGTGTATTTGCCATAATAATTGGCGGCAGCCCCCATGGCGCGCGCATCCTTGATACGCCGGGCCATTTCGAAGGTCTCATCAATCATCTGGCAGAACTTGTAGCGATGGTAATCCTTGGTTGTCTTGGCCAGATCACCCAACAGACGCTTGATAATGCGTACATCATCGTATGCGGAAGATTTGCTGATCTTGTAGCGATACTCCAGTTCCTGCACAATCTCCAAATCTTTTTTGCGCGGGAACTGTAACCAGTAATTATACATATCCCGGAGCCGGATCAACCGCTGTTGAATCAGTTCGGGAATGCCGTCAGCCGCCATCTCGTTGACATCGGCGAACAGATATTTCTCACATACTTCTATCGTAGCAGGTACAGGCATAGTTATTACAGATCTTCATCAGCGTCCATATTCAACAGATAACCGTTTGTCAACGACACCGCCAACGGACTGCCCACATTCGCCAGTTCGATCTCCTGTCTACGCAGTTTCAGTGCAGTGGATGCCTTGGCGTGATAATACGCCCTGGAAACAGGCGAATTACGGTCAAGGATATCCAGACGCAACGTGTCCGCATCCACATCAAGCAGCACTGCCATATCGGATATAGGGGTCAGCAGAGCCGCCAGCTCGCTGATCCGATCAAGTTGTTCCGTTGAATAGACCATCCAGTTGTATAGCGTTAGTATTAATAATATGAGCGTAACGCTCTCTCAGTTGTATAAAAACAGCGGGATCGGTTGTGATGATTCCGCTCTCGACACGATTGCCCCTTGTCTGATTCTGTGAGGTGCATATCGACACCTGCCACCTTGCATTTTGAATGAGAATCACTTTTGAATGATTTTCAGACAGGTACACTTCATCGAACACATTGGCTATGAAAGTATAAAGATTGACCGTCTTACGGGATGCTTTCAAGTCCGCCAACATGGTAGCCCGGATAAGCTGACCGCGCCGCTTCAAGCGATAGATCCGGCGGAGAAACTCTTCGGAAGTGGAAAAGGTGGAGATGTAAATCTCCGCCGGACCAGTCTCGCTCAGAATCATCTCGATGATGTCGAATAGCTGCACACGGTTATCCAAATACGCTTGCAAGGGTGCTTCGGACAGTGACCGCAACAGTTGCCTAACCTTTTTCATCGGTTGAGATGGTCACTCCCACCGCCGCCAGTTCCGTTGCCTGTGTCTCATCCACCACATTACCGGTAGCAATCAGGAAGTCATACCGCTGCTGCACCTTCTGCAACAAGGCAGTAAACTTGCCGGCATCTGTATCCTTCAACTCCGCCAGCTTCTTCTTGTTATCAGACAGATACTTGCGTGCCGCACCCACTTTTTTAGCGATTTCAGCCGGGTCCAGACCGGAAGCATCTTCCGTCTTCGTCACCGGATCACCAGGCTTATAATCATCATATGCCTGCAGGTTGGCACGATACTTCTTGTCCGCTTCATCAAGCAGCTTCAGGTATTCGTAACGGTCACAAGCCGGCGCCGACTCCATGCCCTTCAGCTGCTCAAACAACTCTTTGATCTTAAACCATAACGCCCCGTTATCCGTCCACAGACGTTGAATCTCAGGGGGAAGGCGGTCATGATCCATACGCCTGCCTTTGGCGACATTCGCCTCCGGGAACTCATCATCCACATCCAGTACCGGGACACCTCCGTCTATGATCCGTTGTGCGGAAGGTATGACCGTGATATTCATCAGTGCGATATCAGATACGGTTTTTCCATCCAAACGGATTTTCAAGTGCTTGCGCAATTCGTACTCCACCTTATCGGCAAACTTTTCCGGCTTGCGGATTACATTCTGAAACAAAATCTTATTACGGTTCAAGGACAACAACAGAGTGGCACCCGCCACCACATCACGCTCAGAAGGCGGTGTATCCAGATAGTCCTGTATTTTATGAGTCAATTTCTCATCCATATATTAAAATATTAAAAAAGTGGCGGCATAGACCAGCCACACCACCACTCCGATTTATAAACTTAAAGAATCAAGGCTCATCCAAAGAAGAATCGCTCCATGCGGAACCGTCCGCACCGGAAATATCCCCATCCTCCGTCTCAATTTTACCCGGATAGAAAGGAGCCGGGCACACATCGGTCGCTTCTATCTCAAGCGTGGTACCGGCCTCTCCGGTTACTCCCTCGCCCAATGCCTGGGCGGGCTTGGTCACTGTCTCGAACTCCTCACACCCCATCACACGGAACTTGCCGTTGCGCTGCTGTACAAGAAAGACCAGATCATCGGCCATCGCCTGACGGCAGAAACCCGCCGCATCTTCTTCAGTACCCGGATGCTTGATCGTGCATTTGTTCAAAGACGTGGTGCTCGGACGTTCTCCCTGCACCTCGGTAGTCACATTGGATTTGGCGGACAAGGAATTGATCGTAAGCCACTTCTTTTCCGCCGCCATCGTGAAATTACCCTTGTAAGTCGCCAACTCTCCCATGCTTTTCGCCTCTTCGAGTTTGGGCAGTTTGGGCCAAGCTGCAATATTGGATTTCTTCTGAAAGAAAACCTTCGGACGGATGCCCGGAAGCACCGTCTGACCGTCACACCAGTTCAGTGACTGGTAAATATCCGCTGTCGTACAATCTTTTGCCATATCACCTCCTTATTTTAGATCGGGGTTGTACCATCAATGGATGCCACCAGCAGACGCTCCTTGGACAAACTCTCGAACTCCACACCGAAAAACATCGTCGCGATGAACTGGAGCACAAATGCCTTGAAGCGTGCCACCTCCACGTTCTCTTCCTCACCGGTCTGATTAACACCCACCAGCATGTTACGCTTGACTGTCATGTGGATGAACGGACTATTCTTCTTATTCGCCAACGGCACAATGCTCACATTGTCAAACCCCTCGACATAGTACTGCTTGTATTCACGGTTGTACGGGATCGCTCCTGTAGTGCTCTTGTAGTCCTCACAATAGTCGAAAAGCACATGTTTCGGAACAAACAGCTTGACCGAAGACTCCTCGGTCAGCATATCGTCAGCCGCCATGCAGACCGCTTTGAGCGTATCGACGGCATTTTCTTTGGTAATCGCCTCAATGACCTTGTAGTTGCCCAACTCTTCAGAAAGTTTTTTGCCATCCAGCTCTTTTTTAGTAATGGTGTCAAAGCCATTGAACAGATCCTTGGAAGTCTCACCCGAATCATTACGGACCGCATTCCACAGTACCATATTCAGGTTCTTGCCCAACTGGGCGGTCAGATACGCCAGCACCTTACGGGTGATCTCGGTATTCTTCAACGCCTCGCCCTTGGTAATGTCGGAACCCCACATGGACTGATAAATCTTGTTCGGTGAGAAATTACGCACGACAGAACCGAAGTAGGTATACAGGGTGCGCGGATTGATCACCACCTCACTGTTATCCTCACGGGTTTCGGAGTACGGTCCGAACTGCATGTCACCCGACAGTTCACCCACAGTCTCGGCATAACGGATTCCCGGACGTAAGGTCATGTGCTGCAAAGAACGTGACAGCCCCAATACAGGCATCTGCAACAACTCCTTACGGTACTTGCGAGCACTCTTCTGAAGATCCTCGCTGGTAATATTCACGCTAACTTGTGCCATATCAAATATAGTCTTTAACTTCGTCATACATGGATGCAGCGGACACCGCATCATTTTTTTCGTCTTCTTTCACACTCGTGGTGGTAGTGTCACCATCGGATTTTTGCAGGTTCTTGATCTGCTCGTCACGCTGTCTGACCAGATCCTTCTGTTCGCCGACCTCCGTTTCCAGCGCATCCAGCCGGTCATTGACAGCCCTAACCTGTTCCTCGGTGAGTATTACCTTGCCATCCGAGTCCTCCACCCCCTCCACATTCAGAAGGGTGTTGATTTTGGTGTAATCTTTTTTCATTTCGGAAACAATAGAAGGGGCGGACTGTTTTTCTTTGGATGAAAACAATCCGTCCAGTTTAGTTAATATTTTGTTTAGTAATTTATGACTATCAGCCGTATCCCGCTCACTCCCGGACGCAACCGGCAAAGGGGACAACCCCAGCATATTGACCTTGCCTTCATAAGCGGCAAGATTGAGCTTATCCTCATCGCCCTCGATGATCTCGTCCACAAAGCCATACTCCAACGCCTCTTGTGCGGTCAGCCACCTGCCCGCCTTCAGAACATCAAGAATATCATCTACCTTTTTGTTGCACTTGGCCGCATACATGTTCGCCAGTACCAGATCGAACTTGTCGTTCTGCAGCTTGTTCTCCTTCAGCTCATCGATGAGCTGTTGGATCTGGTCAGCGTTATACTGCCCCCAGGCATCCACCCAGTTGCTCACCTTGTGCACCAGGAACAGACAATATCTGGAAATGCACACCTTTTTCGCACCCAGTGCGGCAATAGTAGCCGAACTTGCCACCAGCCCATACAGGTAGGCGGTCACGTCTCCATGATCAACAAACTGCTGACGGATATCCAACCCGTCATCAACCGCACCTCCCAAAGAGGAGATGCGGACATTGACAGGCTTGCCTTTCAAGCCTGCCAGCTGATTGCGGACATACTGCTTGGAGTAGCCCCAACGGCCAATGTAGTCATCTATGTTCAGGTTATAGGTCATATCACATTTTTGATTGCAATATTACACTATACCTTATATATATAAAAATACCTAATCTATGATACGAAGCAAGGGCAGAATGCCTGTATAGGTGGCCACCATGGCACTTCCACACCTGGAAGAGAGGGTATCGGGTATAGTATCTGTGGAGGTAATGAGGGAATACGGGCGGTCACCTGAACCCAGCATAAAATATTCTCCGGACACAGTCCGAAGCCGGAAGCACAGCTTCTTGTTGCCCACCTCGAACCGTTCAGGCAGGAAAACCGCCAGCTTAGATACGAAAACACGCTGTTTGTTCTCGATTTTGTCGCTGACTTCGACCGAAGCCAGTCCGACCATGGGTAACCGCGTAAAGTTTGCGGCCGGTGGAACCAAGGCAAATTGTTTTTTTACAACTGTCATGGCGGTCAGTTCTCGGACTTCACAGTACTCCACGCGGCTGATGTAGTGAATTTCGCTCATAATTGTTCGGTGTTGTTCGCAGTTGTTCGGTGTTGTACAAAAACAGGGGTCTTATCCTCTCTTTTTCTTGTTAAAGAACCTAAAAACATGCCTTTTCGGTTATAGGCATTGCGCATCCGATAGTATTTCTGCCGGACTGTCTCTATGTAGTCAATGTCAATGCCATGCATCTCGCACCAAGCCGCAATTGTCTTGTTCAGCCCCACAGAACTGCTGGTCATATCCCCCAGTTCAGACCAAAGATTGCGCCGGAACAGGTCTTCGATGGATTCAACCACCGCCTCTTTGGCCAACGGACCCAGGTAATTGTACACTGCCGGATCTTTCGCCTTGGAATCAGGGATCACAATCGCGACCGTATCATCGGACGGCATTTCGGGTAACTTGTCCGGTGGCAGCTTCTGCAGAAAGCGCCGTATAACCGAGTTCTCATTGCTCTGTGCCGGAAAACGCACCGGATTGCCCAGCGAATGTGTCAACCACTGAGCCAGGTAATGCTCCAGTTTAATATAAAACACGAAATCTTTCATAATCAAAAGTTTATCTACAAAGATACACATTTTCAGCTGTACATAAAAAAGAATAATCTGAAAAATGCGCTTGGAAAAGTACCCTGGGGCAGGATTTCTTGTATTTTAACAACACGCGTGCATTTGCCCATGAATATATATCGGTACGTTTTTGTTGTATCTTCGGTATAGTTTGATTTGCCCAGAAATTTATGCGTTTTTGCAACCCTGCATTTTTCAATAACAACACACTGTAAACCATCATATTACGAAGACACAAAAACAAAAAAGCATTTTGCAACCGGGTACATAACTTTGTAATCTTGCATCTTTGCGCCAACCTAATTTAAGCGGTTGCAAAGTTTTTGTAGTTTGAAACCGATCCGCAACCGTTTTTGTAGCCGACTTGAAACCGACATAACCTCCTATTTCTTAATTATTTATATTTCCTTTCCTATTTTGGGTACAAAGTTGCAAAGTTTTAGTACAAAAAAGGAAAAGAGGACGGAGAAACAGCAATCAACCGCCGTCATCGGTTGAAAAATGCAAAGGAACGGTCGGTTATGTATCTTTACATGATGCAGGAAGAATAGAAAAAGGGCGTGTATGTTCCATAACCGAACATACACGCCCATAGGCACAGTAATACAAGGTTGCAATTATCCAAGTCTTTTTTTGCGGGGGCGGGGGAAAAGCTCCGTCCGACGAATTTTGGTATAGTCAGCATTGAGATCGTAACATCGCCAATGCCCTTCGCTGCGCATGAATTCGCCAACGGTGACGAGCATCCAGCGCAGCTTCTCTCCATCAGCCCTCAGGTTCATGCGCTGCCCAGGCTGCATCTCGGCCAAGAAGTTATATAGCTTCAGCATGTATTTTGATGCCTCTTTGTCGGTCATCAACGCGTGAACATATTCGTCTGAGTGCTTAATGAGGTCAGAACGGATTTCCGGAGTCATCATCTTCTATGTTTGCATTAAAGTTAAGCTCGTCAATGGTGCTTCCAACCGACTGAAGGTATATCATATCTTCACTCTTGCCGTCAACCTTGCGCGTGATACGGTCGGAACCGTTGCGCATACTCTCCGGATTCAAGGTTTGAACATAAGGACATAAGGCTGCAAAACCCTTGAGCGCCTTGGTAAACCTCTGCATAGACCAAAATGTATTTGTCACCTTTGCAAAATCCTTGAAGTCATCGTATGCCTTTTTGCGGACAATCAACCTGTCTAAGTTACCACTGTCCTTTGCAAAGTAAGTATTCGCCCACGCCTCGAAATTGTCGCCCATATCCGCCTTGTGCTTGCGCTTCATGATGTTACCCATGGGCGGTTGTATCTTAATACCGGAATGGACGGTGCTCAGATAGAACTGAAGGCAGCGGGCAAAGAAATTCAAGTCGGCATTCCACTCAGATTCTGTATAATCCGTTTGAGAAAAGAGATTTTTGCCGAAATCATCATAGATTGAACGAGTCTCTAAGTAATCGTTTTCATCGGTTTTTTGGTGGTAATAATCAGAAAATACCGTATATATCAACCGGGCATCGGAACTGGAGTCGAAGTTGCCCGGCACGTAATTCGTGCTGAAAGCGAACTTCGGGCTGCTCTCAAACTCGATATAGAAAGAATGGTTGTTTTTCGGGTTGACTGTCATACCTCCTGTGATACTGTCGTAAAACAAACCGGTATCCAAGTAACGGTGACAGTCATCAACGATGATGAAGTCGGTGTGCTGGTTGACTTGCTCAAACACGTGGTTATTATCCATCAGTTTCGGATTTCGTCCGGACAAGACTACAGTACGAAGAAACTGTTTCAGGGAAGTCAGGAAAAAGGACTTGCCCGAACGCCCATTGCACTGCCCCTCTTCGCCAATCTTGTTGTCCATGGCATACACCGCCCATGCCCGTGAGGGCGACTTGTAGCGGTGCAGGTTATAGCCAACCGCGAAGATCTTATTCACGAAATTCTGCTTTTGTTCATGAATCTCTTCGGCACTGAGTAATGGACCGGCCAAGTCGAATTTATGCTCCGCCCGATAGGCGGCCGCCTGGTCCTGGTCTTTGTCCGCCCACAGTTCTTCTAACTCCTTGCGCCAATGAACACGGCTGGAGTTGATAAGATAATCCATGTAGTGACTGTCATGTGGGTTGACGGTTACATCCCAACTCCCATCAGCTGCCCGTTTGATCGTGAAAGGCTCCGGCAGCACTTTCACCTTGTGGGGGATGATGTTGTTCGTCCAAACGTACACACCACCTGCCTCTTTGACCTCTTCGATGCCGGAACCTGTAATCTTCCAGTTCACATTGTCGAAGAACATGGTCTGGCTGTTGAACGTGTGTGCGGTGAAATTCAGGTCAATCTCATCGAGCATAGACAAGCCGCTGCCTCCAACACGAGGAGAATCCAGAATCAGATTGCGTATATCGACAGGCAGGAACCGACGCATAGCGTCACTCTTCAGGAACGACACAATATCGCCAGCCTTGATCTCGCTGACCTTGAATCTGTCCACATGCACATAGCGGGGCGTATCGCTATTATCATCCTTCAGAATGTAATAGCCGTTCAGTCTGAGAAAATAATGTAGGTATGACGAGTTGATCGTATAGGTCTTGTTGCCGTTGCGCTGCCCGATTTTCTCCTCCCAGTACTGGGCAGGCATAGCCAGTGCCAGCAAGTTGCGGAAATCCTCATTGGACGGGTGCAGTTCTACATAATCACGGAAGTCCTTGCGCGGCTTGCCCCGGCGGTCACGGTACCGTCCCAAGGATTCGGGCAGCCACACGGTATAAATGTGTAAAAATTCCAAAGCCAGTTCCGTGCCCTTACGGATGCCTGTACTATCAATGTCGGGGATATTATAGAGACGCTTCACGTATTTCATGATCTCTTTAATTTCATCAGACGTGATCTTTTGTGTCTCACTATTGAACCACAAGGGATAATACCCCAACGCCCGGACACACAGCGCATCACGCTCACCTGAGCAGATGAACGCCTCTTCGAGCTTCTGCGATATGTAAGGCTTGCCCTCATTGGCCGGATCATCAAAAAACTGCGTCTCTTGTGAGGCGTTCCATTTCGCCCAAGCAGCCTTCAGCTCGTACAGCCCATTGGTATAATACCGGGGTTTGACGCCATCAGGCGTATAGCTAAAACGCCACTGCTTGTCCGGATTCAACGGCTCATAAATCTTGTAGAAAGATTTTTCGCTCTCCGGCTTGCCGTCCGCTCCGGGAATGACACACTGACGCATCAGAATCGGGTAAGTCGGTGTGGTGTATTTGGTGGTCACCTCGCGGTTCTTGACGTAGCTGATTGACTTGGCCACATGCCAATGCAACGCATCGCAATGCTCCTGTTTCACACGAGGGCCCAGTATGGCAAGCTGCTCAGGAGTAAACGCTTCTTCAAGTTCGAAGAACCGGGAACCTTCAGCTTCATCAGCCGAAGCCGGTCTCTTGCGGATATCAGACTTGTTGACGGAATGCTTCAGTTCGTCGGAAACATTATAGCGCGCAGCCAACAAGACAACGGCCTCGCCAAAACTGACGTGCTCCTCCCTCATGCAAATATCAATCGGGCTGGTAGCCGTTCCCTGGTCACCAAAATCGGTCACCTTGTAACAATTACCGTATTTGCGTATGCATGCGGACGCATCGTCTTCGTCCGGACGAATCTTAAATTTCTTACGGTTATCAACACATCCCTCGGCCTGTGGATAATAATACAGAATGATATCCAGACCATCATGAGAAGCGGCATATATATCTGAAGCTTTTATCATAGAGTCTTATATTAGCGGTACAAAATTACAGAGTTGCATTTTTTTCGGAAAGACCAGCCTCTCCCCCTGCCTTTAGGGGAATATCATAGTCTCTTTTGCGAATGTTATGTGTGCCTGCATAGCAGCGTCCGTATCCGTCCCAGAACACGCGCCTGTCAGTCGGAATCCGGCACATCACTCCATTCACCAGTTTTCGCTTGAGCACACGAATGGCACCTGTCACCTTGCGGACCTCACCGGAATGGTCGGTAAGAAAGAACCGAGAGAAGGACACCCCCTCAGGTTGTGCCAGCTCCCATTCCCGGATAGTATATAGTCTGTATTGATTCATCATCAGAACTTTGTTTTTAGCGATTTGAATTATAACATTTCCAGAATCTCATCATAGGTTATTTGCCCTTTTCGCCTTTCCGGTGTCCCGACCAATGCCATACGTTCCCTTTTCCTTTCACAGAAATAGCTGCGTACACACCGGCGGAGATAATTGTAAGGATCAATTGTGAACAGTTTCTTTTCACACACACCTGATATTACACGGGTGATGATACTTTGCCATGCTTCCTTTATAACATCCTGGCTGTTAGTGAATCCTCCTGAATACATATAGCCTTTGATCTTTGATTCGTAAGTGGTAAAGGCTGATGTCATTTCCTCCATATCACTTTTTTCATAAAAGTCTATCATGACTGTGGCTATGCGAACAGATTCACGATAACGTTGGACTATGTCGCCTTTGAAAGAGCTATGCCTGAAAGGTATCACGACTTTCCGGCAATAATCCGCGCGCGTTGTCAAAATTGGTTTTCCTTCTACCATAATGACTACTCCTGTTATGGAATCAGGGGATACCCCATGCTCAACCGCATACAGGAGCCTGCCTAAAGTGAACCGATACATACGCTTCTGTTTTCTTAGCAAGTAACGTCCATCAGAACCGGGTCTTATCAGTCTTCCGGAGTTGGTGTTCCATAATTCACCATTCCTGCTTATCTCGTAGTGAAATCCATGAATAAGATACCGTTGGTTTTTATCTAGTGTATTCATTTTTAATCAGTTTTAAATATTAATCTTTTTCGATGAAAGTGTTAGTCGTGTTTATCACACCAGCAGAATCAACGCTCTTACCATCCCGGATAAACACTTTTTCTCGCATTAACTCTTCATAG